TGTGTTGGGATCCATAATGTTGTGGGTTCTGAAAAACTCGATCACAGGAGGTGCAGAAATGTACAAGTCAAGGAACGATGCGTCAATAGACATTTCTTCTTTCCAGAAGAACACCGACGATGTTTGCGGTGAAGATGAATATTGGCGTTACGGCACAATACCAGGCGCTAAGTCTGAGTCTATCTCTTACGAGACACCCAGGTTTAAGCGTTACGGGAATTGTTCGCATGTCAAAGTTCTTAGAACGTTTCAGGGTGGCAGTTATAACGGCCACAATGATGACCCTCATGGAGGGCACACGTTCTCGACAAGCGACCGGCGGATATGGGCTAATAACTTGCAGGCGTGGGTGAATGGAAAACCCGCGTTTCAAGTTGATGTTAAAAGCCTGTGCGCCGAAGCTTACTCGAACATGAAGCCAAGTTTAGACTGTGGCTTCAGTTTAAGTAATTTCTTGATTGAACTAGCTGAATTTAAATGGATATATCATGCTTTCAAAAAGGCGAAGAAGTCATATGACTTCGTTAACAAGGTCCGAAAGACCAAGTTAGGACGCTCTTTTGATGCCCTTGAGGCAGTGGTTGGTGTAGATACCAGCCGCAAGAATGCCGTCCAGAATATGGGCGGCGCATATTTGATGTATCAATTTGGGTGGAAGCTCTTCGTTAAAGATTTAATGGAGCTCTATACCCAGCTAGCTAACATGGAGAAGACGCTGCATGATTATGCATCACGTCAGAACATACCCCAGGTTAGGCATTTTAAGAAGTCGTTGTATACTGGAGAAACTGGAGGGGAGAACTACAGCTCTTTTCGTAGGTCGTACCGATATGATTGCGATTTCTTTGCAACCATGAAGTATACCTACAGAGTTGGTGGACTTCAATCCGAGTATGCCAAACTAAAAGGCATACTAGACATTATTGGCCTGAAAGCCAACCTGTCTGTACTCTGGAATGCAATACCTTTTTCGTTTGTAGTTGACTGGTTCCTTAATGTCGGCGACTCGCTTGAGTCGGTCTTCAACAAGGATTATCTGGAGAGTAATGTGACCATACTTGACTTTTGCTACTCTGTCAAAAGTAAACTGATAGAGGAAGCTTGGTTGAGTGGTCCTAACTATCCAGAAGGTTATCTCGGTAATGTTGAGACAACTACCTACAACCGCAGGCGCGCAGTTCCGAATACCTCAGGCTTTGGTCTGAGGGAGAATGATCGATTTGGAGGCAAACAAATCCTCCTTTCCACTGCCCTACTTGTTGCGTGAAGATCACGCATCTGGGGTGCAACTCACGGTGGGTATATACATCCGCCAAACTAAGTACATGGAGTATAATCATGAGCTTTCCAACTGACATCCAATTGATCGGAGACGCCGCTTCTGACCAAACCTACTCGCAGATCTCTCTGCTGGGAGGCAAAAGTATTAGAAGCGATTCAGCTCGTACGCTGGGAAACCCGCGCACGCTCGTTATTTCCCACGAAGTAGTGGGAAAACAGCTGAAGGCGATGGACCGGCACTTAGTCCGCCTCAACCTAGTTGAGGAGGATACCGGTTCTGACGAGATAGCAACTATCTCGGCGTCCGTCTACTGTGTGATAGAAGCGCCAAGGCGCATCATCACTGAGGCTATGGTTTCAGATATGGTCACGCAGCTTATCGATTTTCTTGATGCTGCCAATTTGACCAAACTTCTGAACTCTGAGCCCTGATGGGATATTTGTCCCATCCAGTAATGTCAATCACCCCTGCTAAGCTCTGTGCGTACTCTTCGGAGGTTTACTCTATGAGAAACCGGAAGAGCCAAATCAAAGAAGTTCATAAAAAACCAGCTGACTGGGAAATAAATCCAGTTGACTGGCGGATCACATTACCATCTAGCAAGCATGGTGAGGTGATCTACTTCCTCGACATGTACAAAGCTTTGCTAAAGCAGGACATGGTACGGCATTATGACGATCCCAAATCCTTCGGTCGCGACTTTGTTACTCTAAAGTCACGGACGGGGCATGAAGGATTTTCATTCCTTACAAAGACTTTGCCTACTCTGGGAAAAGCGCTTGATAGCGCTTTGACCAGTGGCGTCCTTACAACCCCGAAGGCCTTTAAAACGGCCTCAGGGAAAAGATACCCTGCATTCCTGCAGGTGCTCTTTGGACTGGTCTTTGATTCGGACGGCTTGCTGAAAAGTGAGCCAAGAATCGATGCCGTAAAGGACTTACGACAGATTCTATATCTGTGCTATAAGTACGAGGTGGATTATGAAGAAGATGTTATTTCTGATTTTCTCCAGAACTTCAAGCAGGTCGACGACTCGCTTGGGGATGAAATCCCAAGTGAGTTATCGAATATTGACTTTTATCTGCTTGACGTTGCTCGCACTCTCCTTAATGACCTATTTTCCAAAGGCAGCATCACTCGTGATGACTGTCTTCCAGGTCATGGACCGGGGGCTGTAGCTACAGGCGAAAAGAATTGGGAAAAGATGAACTTCAAACGCAGGTATAAAAACTTGCATGAGAAGTTCCCTTGTTACCTGTTCTACTACGCTAACGCTATGGACCTTGCTTCAAATGTTGAGCACTATCGCAGCCTCGTTGACCACCAATACGGTGTGTCTAAGGTGTGCTTAGTGCCCAAAGATTCCCGTGGACCACGCATGATATGCATGGAACCTTTAGAGTTTCAGTATATTCAGCAGGGACTGGCGAAAGCCATCGTGTCTTTAACAGAACGACACAGGATGACTCGAGGGCATGTTAACTTCTCTAATCAAGAAGTGAACCGCACTCTTGCGTTGGAAGGGTCCATCTCCAAGGATGTTGTTACCTTGGACATGAAGGAGGCTTCAGACAGGGTGTCCACGTGGCTGGTCCGCGAGTTATTTGGCGGAACAGACGTATGGCCCTTGCTCGAGGCTACCAGGACTGAGTTCACGCGTTTACCCGACGGCGAAGAAGTACGCCTTCGGAAATTCGCACCAATGGGGTCGGCATTATGCTTCCCCGTAGAGAGCTTAGTTCATTGGTCACTGGCAGTAAGTTGTTTGCACGTATATGACGAGGTGCCATTGGAAAAGGCCCTCGCAGCAGTATACGTATACGGCGATGACATCGTGATTAAGGGACAAAACCATGAGTCCCTTTTCACCGCTTTTCCTCATTTTGAACTAAAATTCAATGAGGACAAGTGCTGTACCGGAGGAGTCTTTCGAGAATCCTGCGGGATGGATGCCATGCTGGGACAAGCGATTATACCTGTAAAGGTTAAAAAGCCGATACCAGTTACACCGTATGATGCCAATGGGTATGTATCCTACATTGAGCTATCCAATGCTTTGTGGAAAGATGCATACTATTCGACTTCCGAGTTCGTGGATGAAAAACTCCACGAACTGTACGGGGAAATACCCCGTACGAACGCGATCTCGGACTGCCCGGGTCTAGTCGACCCGCGCTCCTCTGGTTTTCCAAGAGGAAGTACGAAGTGGACAGGATTCCATCGTCGATGGAACCCGGAGCTACAACGTGCTGAATACCGAGTTAAGAAATTGAGGACATTTAAAATTTTCTCCATGGAAATGGAGTCTATGTCTTCAGATGATCGCGCAAAGGCCATAGCTGAATTTGGCTATAGCCGGGACAGGAGTGAATATCACCGTAAGGTGATGACCAAAG